ACCTTTTTCAGTAAGAGTTGTAACTGCATCAGTAAGTGTAGTTTGTGAACTCTGTATCATTTTCAAGGTAGACCCTATAGTACCTACAACACTAGCTAACTGTTGGAACTGTGGGTTATCAGACAAGTCAAGCACGTTTTCATCTTTGTCTTTTACGTCAGGCATTTTCCTACTCCTATATCTTATGCTATTGGAATGTCAACTAGCTGTTGCTTCAATCCTATACGGGTAGTCTTAAGAGACTGTACCGCTTTCTGATCAAACTTATCAGCTGAATTTAATTTATTAATCTCATCGTTAACTTTATCGATTCGACCTTGTACTTTCTTTCTGGCAGCTCTACGTTCTTCTACCATTTTCTTCATTTCACCTTCACGAGATATTGACTGCTCGTTTCGATATGCCCGCATTAACAACTTACTTACGCGCATAATCTTAGGCGGAGACATACCAGTTATACTATTAACTTTAACTGATACAGTACGCCCATCGACACTAAAGGTTACTGTAGCAGTACCACCAACTTTCGATGGCTGTTCAGTAACTTTCGGTGTATCTTTCTTTACCTCTTCTTCGGGAGTTTTATCATCTGTAGTTTTCACTTCCGACATTTCCTTCTCCTAACTATCCTTGTTCAAAATTTGAACGATGTATCTTACATCGCATTTTCTAGCGTACCACTTGTCATTCCGCCCGCTTGGCATAAATCCTTGCAATGAACTTTATCCCGAACATACACAGGATCAGGGCCAATATGTTCATTCCAACCTTTCGGAAATCCACTACGCATAAATACAGCGAGTGACTTTGAAATAATTTGTTTAACGGCAGTCCCACAAGCTACACAGGCAAGTAGTCCTTCTGCAATTTCATCATACCTAGCTAAAGGTAAGTTAATCTCAGCTTCCAAATCACAACTTGGGCATTTTATTTCATAGATCATATTACTCCCCCTCCTTGTTGTACTAATTCCGGATTAGCCTTTGCTGCATTCTGTATAACCTGCGTCATCTGTCCAACTGATGCCGGGTTCTGTGGAGACAAACCTGCTCCAAGAGGAATCCCTTTCATCATATCGTCGAACTGAACTCCATACAATTCATGTAATAAGTTACTGGTTAACTTTACAGGATCAATTAAAGGATTACTTTTTAATAGAGTATAAACTTCAACTGCTTTCTGCTCTCTTACCCCTTTCGTCTGTGGTATAGCGGAGTCCGGATCAGCTTTAATATTAAATGCTATCTTTTGTAACATTCTAGGTCGGAACTTAATCCAGAAGGGTACACCCCCGGGACCTACAATTTCTTCTATTTGCTCACGTTCCCAATGATTGAAGATAATAGGATGATAATCTTCAATAGTCTCCACCATGTTATCAGCTATCATATCTCGACGTTCATCAATCCGTATTCCTAACGCCTGAGCTACTTCATTAACTTCACTAGCTGAAGGCTTCCTACTTCCGCCTTCAAACTCACCCATAGAGTTTCTACTAAATCCCTGAGTCTCTCTGATATCTTGTCTAATTATCGCATCACTATCCATCAATCCTTGAGGAATACCAGTACCATCTGTTATCCTAATATCAGACATTGGATTACCATCAATCTGAATTACAGGCATTACGTTAGGTCCAATCATCTTCTCAGCTTCTTCCGGTTGTAAGACTCCACGCTTAGCTAGAATCCTTGATATAGCTAACCTTCGATGATACATAGTATAGGTACGAATTTCATTCAACTCAAGCTGCATAGGCTCCAGTATCTTACTATCTGGAACTCCCCAAAAGGATTCATCGTCAGCATTAAATACTAAGCTACTATGAGCGTTCATCCTTAGTCGAGCAAATTCATCATCTTCAAATAACAAAACTTTATCATTCAAACTTGGAGTTATAATAAATACCTTTCCAGTTTTCTTATCTCGAATCTCATACAACTCCGCTACGTCTATATGAACTTTCTGCTTAAGATAATACTCTGAACTAACCATAGAAAGAATAGAAGAACTACCAATTTCTTTAGTATTCTTTAGTCTCTTATCAGCCTTTATATCTTCTACAGATCGAACTATCTTAAAGGCAGTCCATCTAGCATCTTCTTCATATATTGTCCCGCTAGGAAGAACAAAGCTACCTGGGCCTGCATTACGAAACCAAGGCATATTAGACATTATATCATAATCATACTCAAGAAAATCCGGTAAAGCTTTATTATTACTAGCATTAGGAGCTTCAGTTTTCCCGAATGTTTCCGGAGTCGCAGCGTACTGAGACCCAAAGCCTTTCTTACCAATTCCAGTACCAAACATCCACGCATCTTGTACCATACGCTTCATATGTTTTTTCATCTTCATAGAACGAATTAGCTTATTATCTGTACGTTCCATCAACTTAGCAAAGATTATATTCTCTAACCCAGGTTTAGTTGGAGTAATGGATATACTAGGATTCCTAAAGTAAACGCGAGGAACCATAGTCCTAACCATTTTGAAGAAGTAGTTACTAGGGAGTATACCCGGCGCCCAATTACCTCGGTAATATTGACGCCATATCGGCCACCGTTCTTCACTAGCATATTCCTTTCGAAACTCTAATCCATGACGAATCTGAGTTAGCCACCAAGCTACATCAGGTTTCCCGTTTTTATAACCCTCAGGCATTAATCAACTCCCATCTCTAATATCGAATTATACATAGGTCCTACATAGGACATTAGAGAAGAATCAAGATGCTTCTCAGGGAACTTTAAATTCTTTGCAGTGTCATACATACGAGAGGAAGCCTCTTGAGGTGTTTCACCAAAAGCAACTGAAGTGAATACAATATCCTTATCTTTTACTACTAGGAAATTATCATCCATTTCTTCAATATAATGAAACATAATATGTTTTCGCCGTTGAGGATTTAATCCAATAACTGGTGCGCCAGTAATCTCATCCCCGTTACATCTAGCTGAGATTGCTGCTATAAATCCAGTAGTCTTACTTATAGTATCATTTGTAGCTGGACTAATCATTCGATAAAAGAAATTAGATAGATCTTCTTTAACAAAATCTGTCATAGTATATGTATGCGGATAATGAAAACCAAAGAACATATCTATTACTATTACCTTACCAGGTTTGCCAATCATAGTTAAATGAACTGGCCCTCTATATTCATACTTCCTCAGGAAAGGGCCAAGTTTCTTTATAGTATCTTTAATAAGATATGTACCCCCATCAATAGGACGGGACATACTAAACTCACCAACATTCGGAGAAGGAGAAACAGAGAATATATCTAAAAATTCAAACCCGTTAAACCAACCTGTTATATCGAATTGAGTTCCTTTTACAGGAGTTTGAAATAATATCTTCTTACCTAACGGTATCTTACTCATCGCCCATGAGATCCAATCACGATAGTTACATTCGAAAGTTTTATCGTCATATCGAATTAACAACTGCATACGTGGAGATTTAAACAGGGTTTCATACGCATCCCCTATGTCTAAAAATTCCTGAGTCTCATAGGTCTTAATTCCTAGCTTGGAAAACAAATCATACTTCTTGCAATGATCTGCGTTTATCATTTCTGTAATAACTGTTGATCCTAACAGCGGACGATTATACATTAAAGCTTGCTTAGATACATGAGCCCAATCAGGAGTATCAGCTATTACCATGCGAGTTTCTTTTAACGCAAGATTAAGTCTATTTGATATTTTAAATCTAGATAATTCTCGTGGATCTAATTTAGGCGCATAGATAGTTACTTCATGCCCTTCTGTTTGGAAACGATCAGCTAAGCCTAAGCCAGCTCCAGTTTTACTTAATAATAGTATGTTCAATGAAATGTCATCCTGTGTTGAGGAGGGATAGGAAAACTTTCTCCCATAGTTCCTCGTTTGTTTTCGAATTCTGCTATAATACCCTCTAAAGAAAATGGGCTAATATCTCTTTTATATTTTTCTGCTGCGGCAGCTTCAGCCTGAAGTTTAATCGTAGACTTCTGAGCTCCTAGACAACAAATAGCTAATGACATAACAGTATCGTCATGACAACCAGATTCCGCTTCTAACTTACCATTATCTTGTTCAGCGAATGTACTTAGTTCAGACTTAGTTACAATAGACTGTATAACCAGTCCGGCATTGAACTCTGCTCTGAGAGTATTGATCAACAGAGGTTTAGTCTTTGCAGTTGTTTTAAACCCGTATTCTAACAACTTATCCGTATCCTGAACATGAGTATATATAAGATGAATAGGATAAATTTTCTTGAATTCTAATATAACTACCATACCATGATTATTACTTTCTATAGTTACAAAAGCTTCATTCCATCTTTCCCCTATATACTTAATCTTTAAGGGAAGTTGATCTGGATCTATCCTATTATTCCTATACTGGGCTACTTGCTTATTAGCCATTACATCTATAACATCTATTACACTATAATCTAATCCTACGCCGCCAGCTGGGTCAACACCAATAGCATATATACGTCCCCGTCGCTGACCAAAAGCTTTCTCATCTTCCCAGTAATGCCCATCTGATTCCTGCTGTTTCCAGAAAGGATTAAGAACATACGTGGCCTTTTGGAATAGAGAATGCCCAGTAGCCTGGAAACATTCATCAAGAGTAGCTGGATATTCCTGTTTGAAGAGTCTAAGATCTCCTTCGAACTCATCTATCTTAGCTCTACGCCAGACTAATTGCTCCGGCTCCACTCCATAT